CCCCGGCGGAGCCTTCGGGCACTGCTAAAGAGCTGTTAGAGCATAGATACCTAACACAAAACAAAGTCGTCTCAGTTATGAGCTAATAGCAATTTTCTTTCCACAATAATTATGGCTACAATCAAACAGAACCTCGTTTTCGCCGCTGCTCTTGCCGCCGCTACCGCACCTTTCGCTGTTGGATTTTATAAGAAGTGGATTTTGGAGAGGGAGACCAAGGCTTGGTTGGGTGAGTTTGGCAACCACCCAGCTGATGTTGAGGACTGCCTCACTGTCAAGGCTGAAGGAGGAGATGAGCAATCCTCCAAGCGCCCCAGGGGTTGGACACGCCAACCCAGGGGTGTTAATAGCAAACTTGCTCACGTTGCCGCGGATGAGGCCTACCTGCAGTTTGGCAGGCGCGAGAGGTCTCAGGCGAACGATCTCGTAACACGCAAATTTTTGCGAGATTGGCTCCGCGAGCGACCGGGACTCCGGGCAAAGGATCTTAGTGCCATTATCGAGGTGGCACTTTCTTTGTCCTACGTGCCCCCTGATGAGTATTCTGTGGTGTCGAGGTTCGAGCAAACCCAGGCTTACCGGTCTGTGGTTGGTTCGAACCCACCCAGGTACTGTTAGGGGGGCCCTGTGCGTGTACTTGGGAATGGTTGTGCCCGTAGCCTGGCCCCAGACCACCCGGCTCTGCAAGTACATAGACGCATAGGGAGCCCCAAGTTCCGGAAGATGGTGCGACTTTCCGGAATTTCGCCAGAGATGAGATTATCTGGTTTCAACAATACCATTGACACATTGGAGAGGGCGGTGAAAGAACGTGTCTTTTTCGTTAAGGGAAAGAACGGGTTCGAGGAGCCGCCCAGGCCAGTTGGTGATTATTTTGCTGAAAAACTTCTTCCAGTTAAGGAGTTGCTCGTTAGAAATCTGCCTTTTACCACCCCGTTGAGCCCGCAAGCTTTTGCGGAGACGTTCCGGGGTGCTAAGAGGCGGGTGTATGACGAGGCTGTTGCCTCTTTGTCGATTAAGAGTGTGACCCAGCAAGATAGCCATGTCAAGGTTTTTGTCAAGTACGAGAAAACTGATTATACGAGGAAGTCTGACCCTGTTCCCAGGGTCATCTCTCCTCGCGATCCCCGATACAACGTCGAGGTGGGATGTTTTCTTCGTCCAATTGAGGAACGGATTTTCGAATCGCTCGCATCTTTGTTTGAAAACAAAAAGACTGTGTTCAAGGGTATGAACGCAGCTGACAGTGGGAGGAAGATGTTTGATCTCTGGAGTTCATTCACCAACCCTGTTGCTATCGGACTTGACGCTTCGCGTTTTGATCAGCACGTTAGTGAACAGGCTCTGGTGTGGGAACACCAGCTTTACCCGTTATGTTTCCCAAAGCCCTACCGCAAGAAGTTGGAAAGACTCTTGTCTTGGCAGGTTAAGAATACATGCAAGGGGTACACTGAGGATGGCAAACTTAAGTACACTAAGGTTGGAGGCCGCATGTCCGGCGACATGAACACCTCCCTTGGTAATTGCATCCTCATGTGTAGCATGATCAAACAGTATTCCTTGGACAGGGGCGTCAGGACTCTTTTGGCTAACAATGGAGACGACTGTGTCGTTTTTATGGAGGCTAAGGATCTTGAGCGCTTCTCTTTCGGATTGGATGGGTGGTTCCGTGCCTTAGGGTTCAACATGACTGTTGAGGAGCCATGTCATACATTCGAAGAGATTGAGTTTTGCCAGACTCACCCCATCTATGTTGGGCCAGGTCATGATGATTACCTTATGGTTCGTCATCCTAAATGGGCGATTGCCAAGGACACCATGTGTGTCAATGGCTTTCAAACAAATAGACAATACCTAGCTTGGCTGGATGCTGTCGGCACCGGAGGCCTCGCCATGACTGGAGGTGTGCCAATATTCCAGGATTTCTATCGAACTTATTGTTCTTTTGGAGTCCGTGGAGATACGCACTATCACGCCCAATCATGGGGAGTTCGAAGTTTGCAGAAAAACATGGTGAGGTCATACTCACCGGTTAGTCCACAAACGAGAGCCAGTTTTTACTGGGCTTTTGGCGTTTCCCCCGATGAACAGTTAGTCATGGAGGATTTCTACAGTAAGGTTCGATTGGACCAACATTATCGTGATGATGTTGAGTTCCAACCTCTTTTACCTTTGTAGTGCCGGCGGGCACAAAACGCAGTGGGTCGTGTGGGTGAAAGGCCCAAAACGTTTCCTCAGGGTGTAAATA